CGTCACAACCGAGTCCCGTTGTGAATACGCCTGAATCACCTATCCCTCATCAACCCCCTGAACCATCCAGATTACCATCTTTTTCTACTATCATCAAGTTACTTCTAGTAATACTTGGCGTCATAGGATTTTTCTGGTATATTATGAAAGATAAAAAGCGGCTTTCACTCTACTAGAGTTACAGCGACAGCTACCTCGAAGTATTTCACCTTAGTTATGGTGAAATAGGAACTTTACTTTGTGATCCTTCGTTAATTTGCTAAAATTGTGGGGGCCTTAAAATCTGAGAGCATGACGTTGTAAATAAAAACCTTAACGGTGTCGTATATTATTTTTTTATAACAGAGGAAAAAAATATGACACGCGGTCTAATCGTAACCAAAAGACCTAGGTCTGATCCTTTACCCGATAGACCTGCTCTTTTTCCTCCGTTCAAGGAGCTCCATCTTGAGTTACTAGAACACAAACGTAAATTACGTAAAGGCCTTCCTCTTATTCCTCTTCAAATTAAGAAAGGACTAAATACAAGTTCAACTGAAAATTATGATCCTCAGACACAACCGATTCAGCAAGTACAACAGCCACCTCCTCAACCTCAATCTCGTCCCAATGATCAACAGCTTCAACCTGGATACGCTACGTCTGAGGACGACAGGTCAGAAAATTTAAGTAGAAAAGAGAGACGAAGACTTAGGAAAGAAGAACAAAAACGTAAAAAGAAAAAACTAAGAGAGAAGAGACGGCGTCACGACTCAGAATCTGATGAGGAGGGTGATGATATCGTAGGTAACCTCATCGGGGCACCAAGTAAAAAATCTACAAGAGAACATTATACGAGCGATGAGGAGGACGGTTTCGATTTAGATTCTGGAGATGAGGAACTCGATAGCGACGAAGACGATGAAGAACTTGGTAGCGATGAAGAAGGAAGTGAGATTGAGAAAGATGTTGAAGTAGAGAAAGACAAAGAAGAGGACCCTTACGCGGGCTTATCCCCTGAAGAGCGCGAAGAGAAAGAAAAAGAAGAGTATATTTGGCGATTCCGTATTTTACGTAAAAAATACAAGAATGCGGAGGAGCAGATTCCAACTTTCAATGAGTTCTCTGATTTACAGACGATGAAGCGTACGTACGACCGTACGGTACGAGAACTTTACCTTGATGACGCCGTGGAAAGTTATCGTGGATATCTGATGGGAGGTTCGATCATCATCGAGTTTGCCGCTACGCAATGGTTCGACGTTGACCTCGGAGGGTTTACCATTCATCAAACCAAGATGATGTACAAATATGACAGACTGCTTATTGAACTTGGTGAGAAATCTTACAATCAATGGGGTTCCACTATTCCAGTCGAGGTTAGATTGCTACTTATGATTCTCTTCCAAGCAGGCTTGTTTTACATGGCTAAAGTCGTTACCGCAAGATTCGGCACGACTATCGCTGATCTCTTCAGAAGCGTCAGCGGTATGCCTCCACCCGCCGAAGAAATTAAACAGAAAGAAGCTGGCGAACAAGCTGCATCAGGAGGACCTCCTAAAGCTAAGATGCGTGGACCCAAGATTAAACCTGCAGAATTACGCACTACGGAAGTAGAAGATGAACAAGAAGACGCATGAACCAAATGCAGAATATCATAACTACAATTGTAGTTATGATAACGAATTACTGTATTCTATAAATTAGGCGTAGCGTATTGCAAACTACGAAATGTATGAACTCACTCGCAGTTGAAGAATATCATAACTAAAATTTAGTTATGATAAAGACCCTAGATGTAGAATGGATCTTATAAATTAAACATAGCGTATTGCATGGGAAATTGTGATTGTTGTTTACGAGGGCGCTTGTCGTGGAACTGTCCAATGCCACCAGCAACAGTTCGATTTACCAATTCTTCCATTCCATTGTTTCTGAGATACGCTTTGGTTGATTTGACGTAACGATAACCACGCAGTTTTTCTTTGAGTGATTTTCTGGTATGGGCGATAGCTTTGGGGCCGTAAATATACATTTCTTGATAATTTACTGAACCAGGATCTTTGATAAGGAACAACGCCGCATCTAATTCAGGAAGAGCAATTTCACGTAAAACTCCTTTACCAGCGGGTTTTTTGGCAACTGGTGCTGACAAAACCAGCTTTTGAAGTTGTTTCTTACGCAGAGTAGAATAACCTTTGCGACCTTGTGATTTCGCAAGTTTCTTAAGTTGCACAACAGAAAGTTGGTCAATGTTTTTGGTGACAGCCATTATATCAGATTTATAATTTTATAAGGATGTTCCCAAAAAAAAACGACTAAAAAGTGGAAAGATGACTGAGATGTGAAACCAAATTCTACTTTAATATCAGTTATAAAAACTTATAGTATTTCACTATAACTTCAGAAAAATGGAAGATTATGCCCACTGTAAATGCTGCGACGACTTACTTGACGATGACGAAGTACTTGTGATGAGTAGTATTACAGTAGAGTCCCACAATGCCAAAGTACAGAATGGTGATGTTATCTGTGAAACTTGTAAAACCGAGAGTTTATGCGGACGATGCGGTGAATATACAGAGACTAGTTGTAGCGGTTTTTGGTGTGAAAAATGTGACAGAGGTATACTGATCGAATGTACTGCTGTGTGCTGGTGTCAATGTCATGAAGCGATCTGTAAAGATTGTATCCTCAAAGAACCGGAAAATAGGTGGAAATGTGAAAAGTGTAACGTCGATTTACGTGAAAGTTTATCTGGTGAGTTGACGTTGTGTGAAGACGCCCAAGAATCTTTGTGTGTAGAGTGCATGTAACTTTTAGCTATGATTTTTTGTGAAAAACTACAACTTTCTAAAGTTGTAGTTTTAATACCTATAAATTACAAACAATAACGATGGCTGCTAAAATTGACTTGCGTAAAGTTTTCAACGAACAACATCCTCACCCCGCCAATACAGGCGATTTATACGTTTGTAACAACGAATTTGGATTGTGGTTTGAATCCAGCATTGGCGACGAATTTAAAATGGCTGCATTCGTTTGGATGCAAGAGGGTAAGTGCGTTATGAGCTTCGTTAAGCTCGCAAAAAAAGCTGTTGGTAGGTTGAGTTTTGGCACAAAACCGGTTGTTAGCCCTACAAAGAGCGCAGAAGTCTGTTTACACTCTGTAAATCTCTTTCCTAAAGTTTCAATTGCATTCAGCATTCAGATAGGTTCTTTCGACATTTGTTACTTGCCTCTTATTTACGAATACGTTTCTGATCCTGATACGACTTTCAACGACGAAGACTCCGAAGATGAGCCCGAGAGCGTCGAAAGTCACGACTCTGTCGAATGTAATGACGGCGATGACGCGTATTGCGATGTTCCCCAGTTTGAAAACCGTGATCAAAAGGCTCTTCATCAATACGTTACCAACTTCTGGTGCTTCAATTCCGCTTTTGTTTCCCCTGACAGGAAGATGGCCATTTTAACCAAGAAATTGGTAAATGGATTGATTTTGGTAAAATCTGAAAATGGCAAGATTGCTACTTACGATTACGTTTCCCATGAAGACTGCAGCGAAGTAGATGCAAAGGGTAACAAAAATCCTGACGTGTTCCCTTGGATTTGTGATGAAGATGTTATGCGTTTCTCACGTCCTGTTTTTGAAGAGAATGCAGCTACTGTGTACTGCAAGCGCTTTTACGGTAATTCTAACTTGGGGACTTACAACACCAAGTTTACGCTCGCACGTCTTCCCGAATTTTAACTCTCACAAAATTTTGTGAAAAATCATAAAAATCGAAATTTTAGGTTATTACATCTCAAATAAATCTTGAAACACATCCACTATGGCAGCATATACTAAACACAAATCTCAGGTCATACCAAATGACTCTAAAAATCTTCGTGAGACATTTTATCAGTGTTATCCCAATTTACAAGGTGGTACATTCTATTTTGGTGCTCTCTATTCTGATACTTCTTTTGGGTTTTGGTTTGCGCAGGAACTAGGTGATAAATCCGCTTTTTTTGTGTATATGAAGGACGGGGAATGTATGACGCATCCAATTTTACTTGAATCCATCGCCGATGAATTTTTACGCAATGCTCGTTCTTTTTATACATCTCGCTGCACTCTTTCGGTTGAAACCAAGGAACTGATGCTTTATCCTGACGTCAAAGTACGTTTTTCTTTCAAAGTGCTTGACGACCGCAATATAGGAACAAGTCGCGCAATCTGTCCTCTTGTTTTTACGTACGCTTCTGAGAAAATTCAAGAAGACGTTGAACCCGAAGAGATTCATATCTCTAAAGGTGATACTACGGATTTTGTGTGCGATAAGCCACAGTTTGACAATGCAGATCAACTTCTTCTTTGCCAGTACATCACTAATTTTTGGTGTCATAATCAATCTCATATTTCTCCCGATAGGACGATGGCTATCATCGCCAAAAATATGTTAAAAGCTGTGGTTTTGATCCATGCTATTGACGGGAAGGTTAACGTATACGATTTCGTATCATACGAGGAATGCAACGAAAAAGATGAAAAGGGCGACAAAATCCCTCACATCCATCCTTGGATACAAGATTATTCAATAGTACGCTTTTCTCGTCCTATTTTTGATGGACAGACTGCGACCATATATCATAAACGTCATGCGCAAAACAAGGTTGGTCAAGAGAAAATGTGTTACTACAAATTCACCCTCGAACTTCAACCTGAATTTTGATTCTTTCAATAAAATACAAAAATTTTGTGAAAAATCATAAATTACAATTTTTGCAACTTCCAACTAATAAAAAGTCAAGAACATGGCATCTACTACACCTAACGCTTTACGTTTAATTTTTGAGCGCGCTAATCCTAACATTGGAGGTACTTATTACGAATGCGATCAGCTCGGTATGTGGTTCGAAAATGGGATTGGGGGGACCAAGGATGAAGCTTATTTTGTTTGGTTTGATAACGGAGAGTGTATGAAACATTCCATCAAGCTCCAAAAAATTTCAGAAGGACATCTCTTTAACACTCGAAAATTCAAGAGCCTTTGGGTTTATTGTGACGTTCATTTTATTAAGCTGCAACTCTTTCCTGAGGTTTCCATTCACCTCAAAATTAAAGTTGACCAAGAAGTTGGCGTCGGTACGGGTCGTATTCTTCTTCCTTTTGTTTTCGAATACGTTTCAGAAAACGAACTTGCCGAACTCGCCAGCGTCGAAAAAACTCCTTGCGTTTCTTCGCGATCCGATGAAGATATTTTGAAAGCTTATCTTGACGAAAACATTCGCGATACGTACGTAATTTCCCCAGACCACAAATTTGCCATTGTGGGA